GTGTTGTGGTATTAAATGCATAGTCAACATTGTTGAGTAACTGTACCCCGTTACGATAGACTAATACTGCCTTGTTGCTGAGTTCTTGACTATTGAATATGTTGGTGATTTCATAGTTGGTTTTCAATGGATCAAATACTAAGAACCCGTCTACGCCCGGTTGCTGGCTGACGATATTAATTAAAGTGCCATATGGAACCATATCACTATAGAACCAAGGGAATGATTTAGTCTTGACTTGATTAATTTTAGCTAATATAAGATCAACACTGGCGGCTGGATCTGTTGGTTGTATGCCAGGCAAGGAAGTGCTGAGTTCTAAGAATTTATTTTTAAACTTAGTATATTCTTGTTGCGCATAACGCAATGCATTTACATAATTAGCTGTCTTGTCGATCAAGAATAAACTAGCATACGGTGTTGGACTACTATGTTGTAGGATCGTGCCACCTTGTTGTTTGATATCAATATCCCTAAGATTACTTTGTCCTAGAATATTACCTTCAACGATGGTGCTGTTCTGAGCCAATGCTACCAAATGGTTACGTATCTGTCCGAGTGTTAGTGTGTCTATGTCAATATTCTGTGCATTTAGATCTAGATTTTGTGGCACTTGATAGAAACCTAACTTGCTGATCTGTTGGCTGTAGATTAAAATGTCAACTTGATCGCCTACTGTCAATGATGTTGATAATCGAACAGCACTGTTGGCCAATGTCCAATCTGTTGGTTGTAGATATTGGAAATTTTGGAATACTTTAGTATAAGGTATTGATGCTTCTACTTCGGCAACGATGTCTACGATAAATGGATTATTAGTGCCGTCAAATATATAACTAATCTGTTGATATTGGTGGCTAGGTTCAGGAACCGTAGCCCAAGTATTCTTAGGTTGCAGAGTTTCAGCAGCTAGGATTTTTTGTATGTAACCAGTGTTGATCAGCTGAGTGGTTATAATATCATTGGCATTGACATAGCTAAATGTATCAGTATTAAAATAGTTTTGGAACTTGATGTCACCTTGTGTGGTGAATGTCTTGTAGCTAAGATAGAAATTAGTTACAGGATTATTGTTGCTGTCGTAGATCGTAGGAATGATACCCTTTGACAAGATCGGATCTGTTGTTCCTGAGGTAGCACGCACATAACTAAAAATCTGTGTGCCTGTAAACGTGCTTCTAGTATAAGTTGAAAAACTCTTACCGCTAGCATCTAATATGTCAAACAATGGAGGTTGTTGAAGGGCTGTTTTAGGTTGGCTAGCGATCCAAGTAACACCATCATACCACCATTGACTACCTTTGTATTGACCTAATGCTACTACCACTGTAGAATATGTTGCCACATCTCCATCATCAGCCAATGATAATTCAATGTGATATGGGCCTGTGGGTAGTTGTTGATCATCAACTTCATATTGGACCAGACTAACTACATAAATTTTATTACGGACCAGAGGATCTTCATCAGCAGCAAAGATCACACGCATACCATCAAACAAGGTAACACCAAATGCTATCGCATAGGTCTGTCCCTGTAGTTCTGTAAAGGCATTTTTAGTGCTGGTATCCAAGATATCAATATGATCAAGTCCAATACGACCTTCATTGATCAATTGTAGATCACAGTCAAACTGCACGATAGGACGTTGAGCTCGGCTAGCTTGGTCAATGGTTGGTTGTGTTCCGTTGTAGGTAGCTGTGACTAAGATTACATCAATATGGAACCAACGATTGGTACGTGACCAAGCGTTGCGATCAACACTAGCTCGATTGATAGTGATATAGTCGGGGAATATCTCGTTTGGATAATTTAATGCTAGTTCAGCGTTGTATGCTTCTGGAGTTATTAATTCGTCAACTGGAACTAGTCTTATGCCGCCATTGTATTGGCCGGTGTCACCGACTTGTTCTACATAGAATTGACGATTTTGATAGCTAGCAGGTGTCACATCTTCTGCAAATTGTATTTTTAATCCACTGGTAAAGTTTACACCGTTAGGACTAGTATAATTTTGTTGTCCGATAATATCAGTAGTGACATCGATGGTCCAAGCATTGTAATTTACTACCTGCACACTTTTATAAATGTCTGCTCTGGTACCATCTTGTATCCATAAATTATTTAATTGACAGGTAAGTATTGGAACCTGTTTCATAAAGCCATCATAGTCTTTATAGTATTCTTTATTAGCGTTAGCAACACCAAATCTCACATAGACTTTTTCGTCTACATTAACTGCCTGTTCAAATACCAGTCTTGTCACATAGTCAGTAGATCCATCTGCATTTTTAATACCAGCATCAATATAGACCACACGGAACACACCGTAACGTTCTTCTTCTGGCACTACATAACCAGCATCAAAGTCAGGAGCAGTAAATGTGTATGCACCACTGGCAGTGGTAGTAAGATTTGCGCTGAGTGTGATGTTAGCATTGGCTGCGTCAACGCTGATTATAGTAGTTCCACTTGGAATACCTGTGCCGGATACTGCAAGATTAGCGATCAATTTATCTGTTGATGACAAGGTAATAACATTAGTGCCTGATGCACCGGCTGTTGCCGGTAATGTATCAACCACTACTTCAGGATAAGTCCATACTTCCTCACCCACATTAGTAGCCAACTGCACATTAACAAATACTAGATGTTTGCCGTTGAGCTGACCTGTGATGCCACCATACTGCGGATAGTTGGCCAAGAATGTTGATATCAGCTGATTGTGGAATCTGCTGAATGGTAAGGTATTAAATGGAGTGGCGTAGTCAACCGTATAGACTAGTGGTTGAGCTAAGAATCTATCTTGTGCTGAAGTTTGTGGAACATTAAATGTTATAGTTCCAACATCGATACCGTTATTTTCAATACCTAGGATATCTCTTGAGCTTAGTGTAGGGGTTGCTGAGATTACTCCATCTACGCCTAACTCAGTTTGTAACCAGAATGGCACGCCGGGTTGATCGACAGTAAAGGTATAACTACCCCCACGTGCTAAAATAATGCTGTTGTCTACTACACCATTGCTCTTGAATATATAACGACCATTGGCCGCATCTCTAGTGACTACATAATCTATGCTGAGATCAAGACCTGTGGTATTAACTTCTACAAAATCGGGACCATCAGGTAGCCAATAGTATTGGCTGAAATTAACAAACTTGTCATAGCTGATGCGTGGGTCAAAGGTATAATATTCTTGTTCAAACAATCTATTTTGATCATTGGTGATACCACCGTAGTAGCTGATCTTTTCAAGTAGATCGACATAGGTCGCAAAGAATGTAATATTATTCTGTTGATCACGTATGACTACACTAGGTTCGAGTTGATAGTCTTGTCTGACCGCAGTGTCTTCGAGGACATAGCTGTCTGTGCTTTTATAAGTGGGAGCAAATCTACGACCAATATAACCATATAGTGTGGTAAAATTTGGTTCTGATACCAACTGGTCCATGGTAGCCGCCAAGAACTTTTGGTTCGTGTCGGATCTAAAGGTAGTGGGTAAAAAGTTATAGGTTTTTCTTTCAGCCATTATAGTCCTAAGCAGTTATTAGTGCGCCAGTTTGATTAAGTTGTGCCGCTGTGATAGCACTGATAATCTTAACATCATTGACAGTTGCGCAACTGGTAATGATTTCGTTAATGTTTGCATTGACCTGCATCAAGCTACCAAACACGCTGGCCTCGTTGGCAGGAACAATAACGATACTAGAAATATTTGGAACCAATTGCATGTGTAAATATGCCGCAAGTTCACTGAAGTAGAAGGTTTCTCCAAAGTCCCAATTGGCCACATCAAAGTAGCTGTTGATAGCGGCTATCACCGATGTTTGTATTTCGTTATCGCTGATAACAATGTTAGAATTTTTAACTACTTTGAACTGTGCCTGTAGTTTAGGATCTGCCTTGGCACCAAACAATGGTTTAAACTGTGCAGGATTATAGATAATAGTGTCACTGACAGCCTTGTATTGATCTAAACTGCTGTAGCTGAGTTCTAACTGTTCACTGGTTGGTAAACTAGGTTCTGTGATAGTTCCTGTGATGTCCTGTGCCCAGGCCTGGTAATCGATGCTGTATTGTTGTGTTAGGATATACAAGTCAATAATATTATTTGGACTCGGATCAATACGTCGATTGTTTGGACTATTGTGGCGATATTGGAAGTATATATCCTGACGACCTAGTTTAGCTGAATATCCAGTAACAAGATTTAGCGTATAGACTGCTCCGGTGATCGCTAATTGATAAAACGTATCACTTGGCACAATATAAAATAGTTGTCCATTTTGATATAATGTGGCTGCTACCTGTGCATCACGTAGGCTAGCATATTGTGACACTACGGTATTGTTATCAACTGGGGTTTCAGTTACAAAATTATCATAACCTGTGGTTGATTGGAAATAAACATATTTGTTAGTCACATCTACATTAGGATTAACTAATAGTTCAAATAGTTCAGGGTTGTCTGGAATACCATCATTGTCAACATCAGAGAATGTTACATAGATCCTGTTGATATCAGTGTAGCCATCAACTTCAGTGATGCTCTTGTAGATGTTCCAGATATAATCAAGTGCCAGTGGATTACTATTATCAGGTTGTGTATTGACTTTTAATACTTTGATCTGATCTTTAACTGTTAATCCAGTGCTAGCATCAAAAATCTTTGTGGTTCCGTCATAGTAGAAATTAGTTTCTTGCACACTTTCAAATACATAATTTAATCCGCGATAGCTGACTGTGTAGGTTTGTCCTACGGTTTGGAATGCTATGAGCCAACTGCTATCCAATGCCTGTCCGCTGGTGTCACCTGCATTGATCAGACTAAATGGATCCACTGTGTTTAGGTCTTGTGGGGTAATAATCTTCCAGCTAGCCGATACTATGTCATAGCGTAGACCAAAGTTAGCAAACGCCTGTATGTAACCAACCATGGTTGAAACTAGAGCATTTGAGAATGCCACGTTAAACACAGCAAATACTCGATCAGCCACTGGTAGTTCATCTATGGGGATGATCTGATTGATAGTCACTGGTCCTTCACCATTTGACAAATTACCTTGACCGCCATTGGTGCCATCACCCACTACTAGTTCAATCGCAGCATAGACATAATACTTGTCGCCTGGGTTACGTGGTGTGCCTGTTTTAACACGATTCTGTGCATCAAAATAGTTACCATCGCCTGCCGACATTTTAACTATAGAACTCTGCACGATATATTTGTTAGTGCTGGTCACTGCTGCGCCAATCTGTAGGATCTTGCCTGTGCTGTCAACAAAATAACCTGTGCAACCATTGGCGATGATCGTTGATGTGTGCCAATAGATATCTGTCAGATCTAATAAAGGATAGTGTGCATAGAAAAACTGTAGTGTTTCTGGTGCTTGTGCTATTGGCGCTATGCGATCGTAGATAACTTTATAAATGTCGTTGGTAGTGTTATAGTCAAAGCTAAATGTATTGACCGTGTTGTCACGGTATAACATGCCATCTTGTGCAAAGATATTAGTAGATGAATATTTCCCAGTTACATCGATAACATCTAAGTAACGACTGATACCACTTGATGTTCTATTAACTGCTTTGATCTTTAAAATATCATTGAATAATGTATAAGGTAAGATATTATAATCTTCACCTGTGATCATACGATTCTGTGTGTAGAATTGTTGTGGTGCTTTTTGTTTAACTGAATCTAAACTTTCTCTACTAGTAGCATTGGCCACTGTGTATTGTAAGCTGGCTGTGATAGTGATAGTTTCAACACGACCGGCGGCACTGACATAGTTAATTGGTATCACTACACCTTGCATTTCATCGGGAGTGATTTTATACTGTAGACCATTGCTGACACGATAGTAGATACGGAAGTTACCTTGTGGAATATTAGCAAATGATCCATCACCAAATACCAAATCAATTTGATCGCCTGCGCGACTGTTGATCTGATAGATGTTTTTATTTGACGTAGCATTGTAGATAACATTGGTGTTGGCTACTGCTGGAACTTTTTCCCATAGGATATCTAAGTTACCGTTACTGTCCAGACTATACACCCAAACATCTGTGTTGTTGATGTTGTTGGTATTGATACTGTAGACACGATTAGGAATACTTTCAGCGAGATTGAAATCTAAGCTCTTTAGCTCACCTTGTTTGAAATATAGGAAATAACCTGTGTTGTTGCTGCCGTTGCCTAGATTGTCATTTCTATATAAAAAGTTAAATGGAGCATTTAGTTTAGGATCAGCTTCGTAGATATAAGTTGCATTTGCACTGGTAGGACTTACCATTTCAAATGGCATCTGTGATCCAGCTACAGTAGATTTAAAGCTATAGGTAGATAAGATATTAGGCACTAGATTGATCTGATATTCTTCGTTGGTGATACCATTGATGATCTGACTATAACTAGGTTTACCAATAGCTTGGTTGTTGACCAAGGAAGCATTAAGTATCAAGGTCATCTGTTCTAACCAATTGCTGTTGCCAGCATCTGCCCAGTTGATCACCAGACCACTTAGATTAAGTCCGTTGCTGTCGTAGACATTTTCAGTAGTTGACACGCTGTTGAATTTTAACAAGCCAACAGCAGGAATATTACGTTTAGGATTATAGCTGATCAGGCGTGCTAGTTTAAGTATGCTGTCACGACGCTGTGCTGTGTCAATAAAGTTTTCACGAGCATTTAAATCTGCGCGGAAGGCCAGGCTTTGACCTAGGAACGCGATCATATCGATTAGTGCGATAAACTCACTGGATTCGATAAAGTCGTTAAAGTCTTCAGGATAGTAAAGCTGTAGATAGCTGACCATACTAGCACGTAGAGTTTCAAAGTCATAGCTTTGGAAGTCTGCGTTACGGAACGATTGATATAGCTTAGTCCAATCTTGTGAGACTAATAAACTGGTTTGTCGTGTGGTGGTTGCCATGCTATTTCCCTATTATCTAGTATTTATCAGGAAAATAAACTGTGTAGTTAATTATTGCACGGAAAGTGTGTTGTTAGTACCGTTGAAGTTCATCAGCATGACTCTGGTCTGATTAGTTAATACATAGCGCAGTTGTAGTTCTATCTGTATACCTTGATCGTATTCTGTAACGATGATATTGTCAAAACTAACACGTGGGTCATAGCCAGCGATAGCACGGATATCCTGTGTGATCACGCTTTTTAAGTCTTCTGTAAAGGGTTCGTGTAGAACATTCCAAATGATAGTTCCAAAGTTTGGACGCATGAGTTTTTCGCCCTTGCGTATGTTGAAATGATTGAAAATATCCTGCTTGATCAAATCAAAATCTGTAAGGCGGAAGTTCTTGCTAGATCCTAGGGTGCTAAATCCTTTATATGTAGTGGCCATGTAAATATTTATCCTTGGCTAACAGCCTGAACCTGCCCAGCTAATATTGAAGCCGCATACTTACCTTGGTTGAATATATCTGCTCCCGTGCCTTGTCCTTCTCTGAAGTTTTTGGCTGCATCAACTCCGACGTCATGTGCTAAAGCCAACATACCTGCTACATCTTCGGGCGGTTGTTCTTCTGAGATTGCACCACTGGCGACCATGGCAGTATAGTTATTATTAGTCAATTCTGCCATGATAGATTCTTGTTCAGGGCCATTGTCCAATAATGCATCAACTGAGTCTATACCATTCTTTCCGATCCAACTGTTGGGATTTTGTAGATCTTCATTGCTAGCCACTGTGCTTTTTACATAGCCACCATCTATCAATGCCTGATAATCAATTTGGTATTTGCCTACCGCACCTGTGTCGGCATCAACTGAGGTATAATCGTTACCTGAACCTGCTTGAGCTAGTAAAGCAGTGGTTTGGTCTTGGCTTAGTGTGCCCACTGGCGCAGTGGCTGCAGGTTGATTCCTTAGGTCTTTTATCGATGCGGCATTTTGCACACCGGCACTGGCCGCGGTTTTAGTAGCATCAACAGCACCTTTATAAGGTTTTGGTTGTATGCCCGGGCTGGTTGGTTTATAGAATACACCATTGTAGCCACGTGAGTATGGTTCGTGTGTGGGGGCCACTGTTACTATAGTGCTCAGGGCATTAGGAACAACTCGCCAAACACCATTGGCATTTAATCCTGCACTCGGTAAACTGTTTACCTGTAAAGGATCTACACCTTTGACTGCGGTAGAAGCACCGCTGTTCTGATATATGCCGCTGGCATCCACAGCAAACTTAGCCGCAGCCTTTAAAGACATCGCCGCAGAGGATTCTACATTAAATGCCGCACCTGATTTAAATTCTGTTAGTCCAGACGATTCTACTTTTAGTGTGCCTGTTAGTAATTCTGTTTTATTAGTTTCTAATTTAATTTTTGATCCAGATTTCATATTAATACTGCCGCCAGCATTGATATTAATATTAGTGTCACTGTGTAGATTAAGTGATCCTTCACTGCGGACATTAAATGATCCTGATGCATAAGCACTGATACTCCCAGTTGGTCCTAGTTCAATCCAACTACCACCATCTGCGTGTGCGATATAGATAGTTTTATTAGTGTCGTGCATCAATATCTGATGACCTTTAGCAGTGCGGAGTCTGACTAATTGATCTTCACCTAAGGCCGCGCCATCGTCCATGACAAACACATGTCCACCTTTACGTGATTTAATCTTTAGATATTTTGGATCAATTTTACCTGCGGCTAGATCTGATGTGTATTTGTCTTTGGATTCTTTAGTATCTGCTGGATCATCTAGTGGACGACCAGGCGTGCTGATGCCAAATACTTGGCTTGGACTTTCACGCTGGCTTGAACTAGATATGGCACCGCGAGTAGTATCTTGATCTAATCCCTGTTTGCGTAGGATATTATACTGTATCACATGCACAGGTTTATTGTTTAGATAAAATGCTGTATTGGTAAAATCTTTAGTATATTCGTTGAATTCAACTACTGGAACTATGTCGCCCTTGGCATAGGATTTACGTTGATCAGCGGTTAAACTATTAACATCTACGTTTTGTGTGCCCGCTATCCCTGGCAACATGAAATGGCTGAGATTGCTGTTAACACAGCCAATAAAATACCCACGCAAGGGATCACCAGCGATGAATACAACGATAACTTCTACACCAATGTCTGGCGGCACCATCCACATACCATAGGTGTGGCTTACTCTAGTAAAACTATTATCTGGGCTAGGTGTATCTGTCTGTGACTGCACCTGACTAGTATAACCCATATATGGGCTGCTGTAACTAACCGTGCGCCAATTATTCGGATCGTCGGCTGGGCCACCTAGATCAGGAATATATACCTGTAATCGTCCCGACAGTGTTGGGTCAAGATTATTCTTAACTATACCTACGTATGGATAGGGATCAACACGGGTACCTGGGGCTTCTTCTCGTCTCGCTGATTTAACTACCTTACTACCTATCCTATCATTGATCGCCATTTGAGTTTCCTTTGATTATTGCACCGCATTTATGCCAGGTACTCTATTGCCTCTACTAGATATCGGAGTAAAGTTAGGAGCTATGGCCTGTGGTTCTGTCTGAGCAGTTATAGTTTCTTCTGGTGCAGTTTCATTTACTACACGCAGATCCTGTGCGTTCTGTGTTAGCAATGTCGGAGTCGTATTAGCTTCTTGTGCTCCAGGCTGATCCTGTCCGGCTGTTTGATTCGTTGCTGAGTCACTGGCATCAGCAGTGGTCTGCGGTGCACCACCACTTTGTAGCAGGCCAGGAATGATTGGTGGCGTTTGTGTGATACCTAGTTTACCCGGGAATGTGTCTGGATTGGATTCTTCACGCTGTGTTCTTTCTGTTCCGTCGGTATTTTGTAATTCAGTATAGTCAAATGCCGCTTGTCGTGGCAAGCGTGCTAGTTCTAATTCTTGCGTAAATTGTCCATTTTGAAAATTGCTAGTAACTGTCATAACTCGATATAGGCCGCTGAACAAACTATTTTTATAATTAGAATCAAATTCCATTAGCCCTGTCGATTCATCGATATCAACCGGAGTGCGGAACAATACCTGTGCATATAATTCTCCGTTATCCATTACTAAACTACCGTTGCTTGGTAATAGTCTTTCATCATCAGTGGGTTTTGTTGGAGTAGCAGTAACGCTAGTCAACGGTGTTCTATAGAATATATCATCTTGTTTGATAAAATCTGGATCTCCTAGGATCTTTAATTTTAAAATCATCATATCACCCAAGGTACTGGTCATGATGCTATCGGCCAAGTCAGACGCCGCTACTTGTTTTGTATCATTTGCTCCGCCTGTGGCACTGGCAGTAGAATTCTGTACCACAGGGTGTAGGATCGATGGCATGATAGCGTTAGGTTCCATTGATGCATCACCGCCACCGTAATTTGGGAAATTCTGTGTTTGTTCGGTAGTAGAGTTGCTGTCAGCAGTGGGATTAAGTTCTGCTAGACTATTCCTGTAGGCGGTAACTTGACTAGTATATAACGTATTAAAATTAATATCAAAATCAAATACATCATCATTCTTACCAGTGTAGATGTAATTATAATTTTTACATGGACTTAATGCCACACCTTGTGGGGCTATGTCAAGGCGCACATTAGAAATCTTATATGGTGTCACTCTATAGGTTATTTCTCTAGAAAACTTACCTCTGATCTTATCAAATTTTCGTAATCTGACAATAGGCACGATCTTAAACCAATTAAGTGGCTCTTCTGCCATTTGTTTTCTTTTTTGATCATAGTCAGGATCTGAAGGAATTATCAGCTGATTGTGTATGTAATCACTGTTGCGTATGACATATTCTAGTAATTTGTCAATGGTCGTACCATAATTAATTTGGAATACGACCTTGCTAGGGTCATACATTGCCTGTTGCTCGCCTGCGGCTTGTCTTTTTATATTAACAAAGTCGTTGGGTGTTCTAGCATCTTGCATTCGAGTTCGTTTAGGGGTAACTGTATCTGGGTGAGTGAATAGACTTTTACCAATGATGTCATCAAATTCAAATCTATAGACATCATTTTCACTGATAATTCCGTTGGTCTTTAACTTTTCACTCCATTCATTGATAGCAGTGCCATAGCTCTTAACACGGGTGTAGGTTGTATCACTAGTGCCAAGGAAGTTTGGACCTTGATTATACTGTTCTGTTATCGCACGTTCGCCAGGCACTTGATTACCGGCAAATGGTACAGTGTCGGCAGGTGTGCCTTCGATCGATTGGAAAAATTCAGAAACAGACCCAGCTACTACTTCAAAATTGGCTGGTGTAGTCACAGTATTTTTATCATATGCTGAATGATTATATGCCGAGGTAGCTATTCTGTATTCTGCACCTTTACCGCTGACCTTTACATCAAATTGTGTAAGTGTAATAGGTATGCGTTTGCGCAATTCTTCGACTGAGCCAACAATCTTACCGGCATCATCTATAGTAAAAAAATCTATCTGTAGTAGATATGGCATCTGTGTATAGCTTGGGCTTTTAATGGCTTTAGCTGCTTTGATTATGCGTTCAATCAATGTGAATCCGTAAGGTTCGATGATGGTAAATGATGTTTCTATAGCATTAGTATTTCTACTGATATTATTTGGCGCTATGGTGGTTACTACATTAAGATTTTCAAAGTAGAAATCTTTGTCAAAGAATTCACTGCGTGGAAACGTATCTGGACTATAACGACCGGCACTGGCGATTAATACACGTTTGGGTGTATAGGTCTGTGTGTTAACCATGTCGTTGTATTCATCTATTGTCAATAGATGTAGGCTTAGGCCATAGATATAGCTGGGATATTGATGCAGTCTATTAGGGATTGGATATAATATAGCTGGGCGTTTTGCGGTAACAAGAACTTCTTCACCCCCAGCAACGTCAGAGGGTGTTTGTGTATTTGGTGCAGCTGGACCACCGCCTGTTAGTGAATTAGCATTATTAATACGTTTTTGTAGATCAGCACCACCACTGCGTTCATAATATTTGTCAACTACTGTGGCTGCATCAGCGGCAGTAGTTGCGGCTTTGAGTTTTGCTCCTGCAGCTTTTTCTGTACCTTGTGTTAGTTCATAGTTAACGAAGTCTAGCTGTTGTTGGTAGGTTGATTGGCTTAGTGGAACCCCTGCAAATGCTTCAAAATTAGCCTGCCTTACTCCGCGCCATTGTGCGATGCCAGCGGCGCCTGTTCCGCCGCCTGCTCCATTGAATGCTTGTGGGTTAAGTCCAGATTCTTGTTGTAGATTGCCAACGATACCGGCGGCCTGTGCTGGAGACCAGCCCTTGCCTTGGAAGTAACTTAATGCGGTTTGAGCTGCTTGACTAGTGGCCATTTACCTATAGTCCCAATGCTGAAGTTAGATTCTGTTTCTGTGGCACGTAGATAGTAACACCAGGTTGGAAATCAAAAATAGGATCTTGTAGGACATTTGGATTACGTATAACAAACACCCACCATAAGGCAGGATCACCATACAAGTCAAATGCTAGTAGATCAGGGCGTCCTCGATAGATAGCGTCGATCTGATATGCTACATCTTTTGGATCGATCGGAATACTTGGAATTTTAGCCACGTCTAAAAAGAAACCATAGACATCAGTATTAGCGTAAGGACTAGACCTTGAATATGTAACTGCCATTAGATAAATCCTCCAAATCCTTTGTCTTTGTCTGCTAGTAGATCACCATTGGCAAACTTGTTAAGATCAAAGCGGTCGTGTAGGTTTTTACGGCTATAAATTGGACGCAAGGTCACTGCTATAGTGCTGACTGCTGGTACACGAGTAGTTGTTGTTATTGTGTTATATGCTAATGTGGGTGCCGTGGTTGCCTTGGTTCCTGTTTTGCTAGAGTCTAATAAAGCCGGAGTATAAGTTTCATAATTGGCACCTGTGATACTATTGGTTTTTAGGTCAACTGCACTATTTGGTCCAGCTGGTGCTGGTGCGGCCGATTCAGTTAATGTAGTCTTGCTGATAGGCACTTGTAGGTAATCTACTTCTGCTGGCATGGTGTGTTGGAATGAGGTGATCACACAAGGCACGTGAGGGAAATAGTGGCTACCGTAACCATCTAAGAATACTATTGGAGGTGGGTTACCTACATTAGCACCTTGCCCAAAAAACATCTTGGTTGCCGCACGGAAAAAGTAGACAGCCGCCATTAGATATTGCCCATCTGCAGGACCTTGCACTGTAAATTCGCCCGATACTTGTATGTCTGCCACTTCTGAATTGTTATAAAAGTGTGCGGGATAATTACTATGTGTAAGGGCAGCTGGAGTATAGTTGGCTTGATGTGTCACACTGATCTGTGGAACATAGGGCCAAATAACACCATTGGTTTCTAATAGGGGATACATCAAAGCGTTTGGTAACAGTGTAGGATCTTGATAGAATATGCCGGCACCTGCGGCTAAACTAACACGCACACGCCAATCGTCTTCTGAAGCAGCACTAGCGCCACCAGTGGCTGATGCATCTTGGAATCCAATATTAGGCACGGCTTTGGCTAAACTGCTAGTGCCACCCGGTAGTAGTCCGCTGATAGCACTACGAGCTTTACTGGGATTCAGCAGATCAAACACAGTATTACTACCAGGAATTCCACCGGATTCTCCAGGAGCTAGACTGCTAGATTGATTAAAGATACCGCCTAATAGTGCCATTTTTAAAATACCTCTTGTTCTTAGTATTTATAGGTATTATAATAGTAGTAGTTAAAAGGAACCGTAACCCATGAGAAAGGTAAATTATCTAAACAATAAAGATATTCTTAAGGAAATACATAAGAGTAAACTGACATATTGTAGTTTCATCAGCGATGAAGTAAAAAGTTATGACATGATCGTCCTTGGCGTTGACAAGATTACTAAAAAATCAGTGCAGGAAGCTCGTAAGATGCGTGCAGAACGTCTGGCCAAAGAAGCGCAAGAAGCAGAACTACTATTAGGTAACAAACGTAAATTAGATGAATTCCTAACCCCAACCAAAGATATTCCCGTGACAGATGTAGTATTCCGTGTCATGACCTGGGAACATATACCAATCGACGATGTTAAACAGAAAAAAGCAGATCTCAAAGCACAAGAAGAATATGATGCTGATGAAGAAAACTTCGAAACTGAATATGACGAGCCTGTGATAGTCAAGGGTGCGACAAAATATACCAAGGTAAACTTTCCACCGTTCCAACATTATAGTGTAACAGAAGAATTAATTCCTATATGTGTAGGTAAAAGCCATTGGAAAGGCGGAGTTGAAAAGGGCAAGTTCAGCAAAGATCATGGATCAATGACAGGTAAACTGGCTCATATGTTTATTAAGTTATGTGAACGCTATGCCACCCGTTCAAATTGGCGTGGTTATACCTACAACGATGAAATGCGCAGTCAAGCATTATTACAGTTAAGCCAAATTGGTCTGCAGTTTGACGAAGCAAAAAGCCAAAATCCATTCGCCTATTACACAGCGGCCATCACCAACAGTTTCACTCGCGTGTTGAACATAGAAAAACGAAATCAAAATATCCGTGATGATATCTTAGAGATGAACAACTATAGCCCGAGTTATACACGTCAAGGTGATTGGGGTGCTGGTGGCGGACATTACGAAGAATGATTAAAAATCATTATTTTATAAGATTTTTTGGCGGCACTGGCGGGGTACATCTATCAAATTTGATAAGTTTAGATCCTTCATTTAATCCTAGAGTGGTCGGACTGTCAAAAGATCAATATGTCAAATATCTATTAGAGCATTATTCAATGAAACCCGATACTGCTCACCTAACAGATCATTACATTATCAATGATAGAGATCTTTGGACAAAGTATCTAAGCAATCAGAATTTTAATTTACCAAATGCTGTGCATATCGGCCATGCGGCAAGTTTTGATTGGGTCGCAGACATACTAATCCCCTTACCAAATAAAAAATTTATATCACTAACTTTTAATTCTGAGAAATCTATAGAAATATTACAAAATCGTTTACACCGTTTTAGTTGGCCTGCAGTCTTTAACGAAGGGTATATAAAAGCTGAACTTCAATATTTTTATCAAAAAGAATTTATCAGCACAGATCCAACAGTATGTAACGATGATATTAACTTATACATAGAAGTAGAAGATCTGTTTAATAAAGATATATCGTTCGTGGTGGATAGTATTAATAAGAAATTTAATCTCGATATTCCGTTGGCACTAGCACAAAATTTACATGACCTATGGGTCAATTAATTGGCAATATAAGATTTGCACTTTACTCTTAACTCGCGTATACTATAACTATGGCTAATCTATTCAAGAAGGCAGCTGTTCTGACTGACATCCATTTTGGATTAAAGTCAAACAGCTCAACACACAACGACGATTGTCTTAACTTTGTCAAATGGTTTATCGAAACCGCCCGAGCTGAGGGCTGTGATACCTGTTTCATGACAGGTGATTGGCACAACAATCGTGCAGCTATCAACATAGTCACACTGAATTACAGTCTTACTGCTCTAGAGTTATTGGGCAAGGCCTTTGATCGTGTGTTCTTTATCCCAGGCAATCA